GGGGGTAATTTAGGCGAAGAAATTACTATTGATTATCGACAAGCCTTGAGTATTGCAATAAGGAGAGATTAAATGTCAGGAGTCGCAACAGCTATCGTAGTAGGATCAGTAGCTTCAGGCTATTTGGCTGGTCAAGGCGCTAAAAGCGCTGCCAAAACTCAAGCAGATGCATCAGCTAGAGCGCAAGGTCAAATATTGCAAACAGGCGAAAGAGCTGCTGATGTTTATGCTCCCTATGTAGGTAAAGGAGTTACAGCATTAAATATGTTGAACTATGGGATGGGTGATACCAGTATTCAAAAAGCTGGTGCAAGACCTGTATCCAATATACCAGCAGGATATAGCTTAACTCCTCCAACTCCTACTGATGGAAGCCTTGGCACACCATATTTAGCAGTTCAGCCTAAAGAAGGTAATCAATTTGTTTATAACAATCAAACTGGTGAACGGATTGAAGTTCCTATAGCAGCACCTACAACCCCATCAGATCAAGTTACAGTTCCAAGCGATATTGGATTTGATAGGGGTTACTTTACAAGACAATTTAACAATCAAGATTTAAATGCTAATTTAGCACCAGGCTATGACTTTAGATTAAGACAAGGCATGGGTGCAAATTTACAAGCATCTAATGTAACTGGTGGAGCTGTAGGCGGTAATGCTTTGCGTAGCTTGCAAGACTATGCTCAAAACTTTGCTTCAGGTGAATACGCTAATGCTTTTAATCAATTCCAAGCTCAAAGAGGCAATATTTTCTCTAATTTAAGGGAAATTGCTAATATGGGCTTAACAGCAACAACTGGTCAAGCTAATGCAATGATTGGAACTGGAACAAATGTGGCTAGTTTGATGGCTGCATCAGGAAACGCTCAAGCAGCTTCTCAGATAGCTCAAGGCAATATTTATGGAAATACAGCTCAAGGAATAGCTAATGCTGGAGCTTATTATGCTATGAATAGACCTCAATATTACCAAGCTCCTTCTCAGACTATGCAACCAAATGCAACTGGTAGCAATGTTGTTTCAGATGTTCGAGTAGCCTAAAGGAATCAATATGCCAGCTCTAAGCACTTTACCTGATGCAAGTATTTATGGAAATGTTCAAGCTCCTAAAGCTATGTCGCTTCAAGAAATTACTGATTTAGGAAGAACTTCTACTGCTTTTCAAAGAGAAAAGGCTTTATTGCCTTCAGCAATTCAACAAGGTCAAGCACAAGCACAAACAGCAACAATGCAAGCTGATACTGCAACCTTAGAAAATGCTTTAAGACATACAAATCAAGTAACGCAAAGCATCCAAGGTTTACTTACAAAACCTGATTTAACTTCTGATGATGTTATTAATTCAGTAAAAGAAAATGCTAAAAGGATGAAAACTCCTGAAAATGCGGTTAATCAAGCCTTATCAGGAGTTCCAGTAAACGGATCACCTACTCAATTAAGAGAATGGTTAGCTATGAGTTTAGCTAAAACTTTAAATGCTCAAACTCAGCTTGAAAAAATATATCCTGGCGGTATATTGCCATCACAGTTGCCTCAAGGTGGTTATCAGACCAATGTTCAAGGAGCTGAAACTCCTACTTCTGCTACTGCTCCTGTTACTGCTCCTGCTACAGCTCCTAAAACTGGTGTTCAACCTCAAGATATGAGCCAACCAGTTAAGACTGATTTAAGTAAACCAGTTCCATTGTCTTATCCAATTAGGCAAGCTGGTCAAGCCTATACAGCACTTCCACAGGAAGAAGATGAGCGTAAAGTTGGAACTGCATCAAAAACAGCTTTGATTGCTAGACAGTCAGAACTTCCTGCTTCTCGTAGAAATGTGGATGAAGTTATTAAAAAGGCTATGGAACTTGAAAAATCTGCAACTTTGCCAACTTCAGGAGTTTTGGGTTCACTTGAAAGAAACCTATCTACATTCCTAGGAACTGAACAAGGTATTCGCTATAAAGAATTATCTAAAGACTTAGCTAACGCTGCTATTGCTAACATTAAAGCAACAGGCGGTTCTATGGATACTGTTGCAGGACAGCAATTGCAAAGAATGGCTAACGGAGATGAAACCTATCCTCCAAAAGTATTGATTGAAATTGCTCGTAGAACTCAAGCTGACATGACAGCTCTTGACTCAAAAGCGACAGCAATTAAAAAATTCTCTGACAAGTTTGGAGATCAAAATTTAAAGTCATTTGAGCAAATGTGGTCTAAAAATGCTGATCCTAAGATATTCCAAGCTATGAATATCTTTAATGATCCAAGAATGTCTAAGGAAGAAAAAGCCAAGGCTAGAGATGAATTATTAGGAACTGATAAAAATCAACTAAGAATTTTTAACGAGCAATACAATAATGTTAAGAAATTAGAGCAAACAGGAACTCTGTAATGGATGATTTTGGTCAATTCTTAATGGGTGGGCAAGCAAAGCCTAACCCACAAGCTAATCCTGTTGGCGGTGTCAATCAATACAATGTTGGCAATCTAAGACCAGTTGGATCATCTACAGGTTTTCAGCAACCTTCTAGCTATGAAGAAGGTATTAAAGCTATGGATGACAATCTTAGAATCTATGGAACAAAGCATGGCATTAATACTTTAAGAGGAGTTATTAGTCGATATGCTCCTCCTCAAGATAAGAACGATACTGAAGGCTATATTAACTTTGTAGCTCAAAGAACTGGTTTAAAACCTGACCAAGAAATAGACCTTTCTAATCCTGCTGTTCGTCATGTAATTAGTGGCCCTATGATTTTGATGGAAAAAGGTGGAAAGAACATTTTTGGCGCTAAATCAGCAGTTGCTCAAACGACTGCTCAACCAACTGCCAAAGAAGCAACAGATGATTTTGCTAGTTTTTTAATGGGTGGCAAAGCAGAGCCAACTAAAGAAGAAAAAAAATCTACACCTAAAATACCTCGTTTAGAAGAACGCAAAAATTTACTCAAAGGTTTAGCTTCTGTTGCAGATATAGCTATTAGTTCTGTTCCTGCTGCTGCTAGTCAAGTTGTTTATGCTGGTGGCAGAGCTTTTGGTCAAACTCCTGAAGAAGCTACTGCAACAGCTCAAAAGGTGGCTAACGCTCCTTCTATTGGAAAAACTTTTGGTATTACCGAAGATCCTGCCTATAAGCAAGAAGCTACTCGCAGAATCATGGATAAGATTGGGCAATACATTGGAGAAGGAGCTGATGCTATTTCTCAAAAAACAGGCATACCAAAGCAAGATGTGGAGAATATGCTTGGAACATTAGGAGTGGGTGTTGGCGCTAAATTACCTAGTCCAAAAACTACTGCATTAAAACTACAAGAACAGTTTGATAATCGCTTTCCAAAAACTGCACAAGCTCCTAGTGCTAAACCAACAATGTCAGGAGTTGGAGCTGCGGAAGCAAATCTGCAAAATAGGGTTCAAGTTGCATTAACTGAAGCTCCTGATTACTTAAAAGAATCATTAAAAAATACTCCTATTGAAAAGTTAGCTACAGAAGAAAACATTAAAGTCATTGAAAACCATAACAAATTTGCTAAATATGGTTTAGTTCCAACAGAAGGACAAGCATTAGAAAACACATCTTTAATGTCAAATGAGTTTAATGCTAGAAAAACAGATCCTAATCTACAAGCTAGATTTGAGGAGCGTGATCCTAAGCTAATTCAAGGATTTAACACAATTAAAGAAAAAGTTTCTCCTGATGTTTTTGATAACGATCCAATTCGATTGGCTTCAATGCCATTGGATAAGCTAAAAAATGATTACATCAATGACCAAGCAAATATTCGAGCTTTGTATGAAAAAGCAAACCGAGCTGCTGGTGGATCACAAGCTCCTATTGATATTGGAGCATTAAGAGAAAACATTATTAATGGTCTAAAAGAAAAACAAAGAACTAGGTATGTTCCTGCAAGACTGCAAGCTGATTTAGATGAAGTATTGGCTCAAGGGTTTATGACTCCTGAGCAATATGAAAACTTCAGAACTGATACAGCTACTATTGCAAGAACTTCTAAAGATCCTTTGGAAGCTCAAGCAGCAAGCATTATTAGAGAAAAGTTAGAGCAAGTTCCTATTAAAGATGAGTTTGCTCAATATAAACCTTTATATGATGAAGCTAGAAAAGCTGTTGCTGCATTAAAGGCTAAAGAAAAAAATCCAGCTTATAAGGCAGCTATTTCTGATACTAGAACTCCTGATGAAATAGAAGCTGGTATTCCTCATCCTGCTGCTAATAACTTTGTAGCCAAGCATTATGCTTCTAACACTCCACAAGTAAACATTGAAAGAATGTTGGATTTAATTGGCAGAAACTCTCCTGAACATCAAGCATTAAACAAGTTAAAAATTGATGAGTTTAAGGTTAATTCAGGTATCAGAAATGACAAAGGAACAGTTAGCCAAGCAAATTTAAACAAAATAATTTATGAGCAAAATAAGTCTAATTTGCCTGTAATGTTTGACAATATGACTGTAAAAGATTTGCAAGATTTAGCTGATGTTGCTAATTTAAGTGAACCAAGAAAAGGTGTTCATTCTGTCAATGTGTCAAATACAGAAATACTTAGACAAGAAAACGCTGCTAGAGCTGCAAAAGAAACTGCTGAAAATATTGCTGCTGGACTTACAGAAACAGCAATTAATATGAAAGTTCCATTTGGAGGAACAATTTTAAGAAGCACTTTAGGCGGTATGAAAGCTGAAAGACAAGCAAAAGCAGCAGCAAAAGCAGCTCAAGAGGAGTCTGAAAAACGACTTTCACCAAAAGCAGGAATTAAACTTAAAGACATAGGTAAGGAATAATTATGGCATCAGTTCTTTTATCCCCATACGGAGTAGGTCAGCAATTCTTTAATGACAATGGAGTTCCTTTAGCTGGTGGTCTAATCTACACCTATCAAGCAGGATCTTCTACACCATTAGTAACTTACACAGACAATGGTGGAACTATAGCTAATGCTAATCCTATTGTTTTGGATGCTTCAGGTAGAACTCCTCAGCAAATTTGGTTACTTACTGGTTACTCATATAAGTTTGTTCTTCAAAATGCTGATGCGGTATTGATTCAAACTTTAGATAATATTTATCCAATTTTGCAAAATGCTCCAACTTCTGCTCCAGCTATTCCTACTGGTGGAATTATTATTTGGTCAGGATCTACTGGTTCTATTCCTGCTGGTTGGTTTTTATGTAATGGATCAAATGGAACTCCTGATTTAAGAGATCGTTTTATTGTTGGAGCTGGTAATAGCTATGCTGTAAATGCTGTTGGTGGAACTGCTGATGCTATTGTAGTAAGTCATACTCATACAGCAACTTCTACAGTTACAGATCCAGGACATTTACATAATATTTATTATGCTGCTGTAGCTGCTGGAGGAGGAAGTGTTGCTGGTTTAGATACTAGCGGAACAAACCAACCATCTACTTTAACGGCATATACTGGAATTACTGTAGCAACAACTAACACCACTGCTGGTGTAAGTGGAACTAACGCTAATCTGCCTCCTTACTATGCTCTTGCTTATATTATGAAAGGCTAAGAGTGGATATGTCATTTGAGCTAGATCCTGTGAAATATGGTGTTCTTTGGAATACTGTAGAGAACAATGAAAAAAAACTAGAAGAAATGTCTAAAAAAATAGACAAGCTAGAATGTTCTATAGAACAATTAGTCAAACTTGTAAATCAATCAAGAGGTGCTTTGTGGATGGGATTGGGAATTTTATCGGTCATTAGCGGAGTAATTGGCTTTGTAGGAAGTTACTTTTCAGGAAAATGAAAATGTATGTCAGACCAATTTGGATTTTTGGAAGGAGCAAAATCTCTCAGTAGCTCCTTAAATGCTAGTCGAGATGTAAGCAAAGAACTTTCTAAAAGCATTGCAGATACTCAAAAAGAAGCTAGTGATGTAGCTCAACAACGCAATCTAGATAGGCGCAGAGAACTAAGAGAAAACGAAGTCCGTAAAGAATTATTTCTTAAAAGAGTATTAATTCAATGGGAACATGAAGAACAAGTAAGACGAGAAGAAGCAAAACTTAGAGCTGATTTTTTAAAAAAGTATGGTCAAAGATGGGCAGAAGTTGAGGCTTTAAAAGTTAAGTTGGAAAAGCAAGAAAAGCAGTTTCAAAAAGAATTTGATAAAGATTTACGCAAAGCTCAAATTGCTCAATTTTGGTGCTTTGTAGTCGCAGGATATATCGCTTACTATTTGGTTTGGGGAATTAAATAATGGATACATTACTTGGAATACTTAAAGGAGTTGCTCCTGTTTTAGCTACAGCAGTTGCAGGGCCAGCAGGAGGAGCTGCGGTAGGTTGGATAGCTTCTAAGCTAGGCATTGATGATGCAACTGTTGAAGGAGTAACTAAGGCGCTTACTGGTGATCCTGAAATGGCTTTAAAGCTCAAAGAACTAGACCTTGAATATGCCAAGTTAGAAGTCCAAGATCGAGATTCTGCAAGACAAGCCTATGCTCAAGTAGCGACTAGTGAATACGCTACCAAGCTCGATAAAGTCGTTGTTCCTGTTTTAGCTTTGGGAGTTGTCGGATTAGCGTTTACCCTTATTGGAGTTTTGATGTTTGTTAATACTCCACAGGATCAGCAACAAATCATTATTTTTGCCCTAGGTTTTATTACTTCTGCTGCTGGTCAAGTCCTATCGTTTTATTTTGGTTCTAGCCAAGGCTCTAAAGACAAGACAGAAGAAATTAAAGGAATGTTGCGGAAATGATTGAAGCTCAACTTTTATCTTTAGGCATTGAAGGCAAATGGCTTGAGCCTTTATTAAAAACCTTTGAAAAATATGAAATTAACACTCCTACAAGACAAGCTGCTTTTATTGGTCAATGTGGGCATGAGTCAGCTAACTTTAAAACCCTAGAAGAAAAC